AAAATGAAATTATACTCTCTGTTGGTCACAAACTCTCTAAATTAAGAGAACAAGACATGAGAGATATGGAAAAGAAATATGCTACTCTACAAGAGAATACCAATACTCTTAAAAGTAGAATGGCAATAAGTTAAATTTAGGTTGGATTAAATTTAACAGTAAGATTAGGAAAGGAGTAAGACTCCAAGAGCATCCTTTTCCTTTTCTTATTCATCCAACAACAATACAAACAATTCATTGAAGCCAATAGTAATAAAACCGACTATGTGATGTATAAGTTTTAATTGAGCTTTTTACTTATGCTATAAAGCCGGATATAAATTGTTTAAATTCTTTAGAGGTATATGGTGTAGTGGATTAAGTTTCCAAGCATACTAAAGAATTATTTTAAGGGGGTGCCGGGTTTTGACCTGCCATAGTAGATTTAAAGATTCAGCCAGAGAGATAACTGTAAACTAAGGTGAAGCTAATAAATGACAATCATTTAGAGAATGCTCAAATACAAGCTAATATGCAAGTTGTTCACAACTTGATTTCTACTTCAGAAGAGGTAGAGTTAGCTGTGGCTGCCTAAGCCAAAGATTAGGACCATAACTTAGGTTAAAGTTAATACTCCCTTTTGTCAGTTTGGGATAAAACTGAATGGTGGAGGCTTGCTGTTTACAGTTGGCCCTCTTCTTGCTCTACTTCAGCAGAAGTAAAAGATACAGAAGTGACTTGAATTAGACCTACAAGTATAAAAATGTGCTAAAAAAGCTGTAATAAATCTTTATTTTGAGATGTCCAGGTAACGTGGGTTCAACTCCCACCACCTCCACTACAAACATTGTCAGCAGAATTCTTCATCCCATTGTATTCAAACAATATGTTCTTTTAAAGATCTGAATATTGTAGTAATCTGGTCATAGATGGTTGCAGTACAGAGGTTTGGACTATTCAGAGGTTCAAAGCCCTGCGGGGAATCTGAGGTACAAGTTGAATAGTTTTTAACTTAAAAAGGCAAAACTTAATTTAAAACAAATCTCTATATATGGAATAGGTTATTGCCTTCCTATAAAGTATGTAGAACAACAAAACACATTATGAATGCACAAGTTTCAAACACAGAAAACAGAGTAAGAAAAGAAATCAGCAAAGGTTCTTTAGAAATTTCTAGAGTACATGCAACTGCTTATCAAAAAGAGGGAACTCTTACAGCAGAAATCAAACAGACTGTAACTACTAAGAGTTACTACCCATCAAAGTCTGTAAGCAACAACATGCAAGACAACCCTTTCAGTAATGCTGAATTTGGATTTTCAGAACAAGAATATTCTTCTGAAGAGAAAAGAGTAGCTTGGGTTGATGTTCCTGTAGGTTCTACCTCAGAAACTGTTGCTTCTAAGTTGGCTTTGGTCCCAACTGCTACTATCTGTAAGGTATTAGCAAATAGACCAATTACTACTGATAGTCAAAACTATGCAATTACTGCAGGTTTAACTACAATGGATGCTATTGCAGACAAACAAGTAGTAAGATACCCAGTAGGGCATCCACAAGCAGGAAGCTTAATTTTAGATCCTAATGGAAAAGTTCAGTATAAAGCAACATTCTTTAAGAATACTGCTACTGAAGATTCTGATTTAAGAACTTCAGATCCTGCTGATTATTATGCTTCTGCTGCTATTAAAGTAGAAATGGTAGGTGTTGCTGGAAGTATTCCTGCAGGCCAAGATGCCATGTAATTAAAAGTTTAGAGAGTGCGGATTTTTCCTCACTCTCTTTTTTTATTTGTTTAAGGTATACCTATATTTGTAACCCTTAATTTTTATTAACCATTATTTATTTAGCCATGAGTGCAAAGAAGAATTTAACCCCTTTTGTAGGGTATTTTGAAAAAATGTCAAAACCTGAACTAATTGTAGCAGAAGGTAAACCAACTAAAAAAAGAGCTATTGTCACAGTAACTACTGAAGATGAACAAAAAGCTTTCTTTGAAGTAAGAGATGCTGTTATAGCAAGAATTGAAAAGATTGGTATTAGAAAAGGAGATGAGGTCAGTATTGGCTTTGTTTTTATTGGTTCTGAAAAGAATGGAAGAACTTACAATAACCTGTTTATCAATCAGATAGACTATGTCAACTAAACTAAATTCTCAAGAGCTTAGTGATGTTGTAATAGAAAGTCTTGTACTAGCTAGTGCATTACTAGAAAGGTTTGAAACAATGGACCAAAATGGTCTATTTGTACAAAGAGCTAAACAATCTGTTAAAACAACTCTTCCACATCTAGAACAGTATGTAGGTAAGTTAATTAAACCTGCAGATGAAGATGAAATAGAACACTTTAAGAAAGGTGCTACTGTTGTACAGGAACTATCAGCTAGAGTAGAAAAAGCTTTAGGTATGGAAAACATTTTAGACATATCTAATAGAAAACAATATCTAAAAGAGTTCATAGAAGAAACAACTTTGTTTCCTATACAAAAAACAGAATTGTATGAAAAGATTAGAGATTCAGGCATATTAGACTATTAAGTAATGAAAATAGAATATTCAACAAGATTAGTCTTTATCTTTAAAACTTTTGTTATCAAGATACCTCTATCAAGAAGAGGGTATTTACAAGGAATCAATGAGAAATTTATATGGAATAAATACAAAGACATTGCACCTCTTGCCAGACTAAAATGGATGGCTTTTGGAGTAGTATGTCAAGTTAGATGTGAACCTATTAAATTTATTAGTTCAAATAAAATTTTAGAAGCTAAATCTTTGATGGAAGAATTCAACTTTGATTATTGTGATCTATATAACCCTAATAATTGGGGCATATACAATAATAAAGTTGTCTTATTAGATTATGGAATTACAGAAGCAATCAGTAAACTATATAAACTAAAGAAATGAGATATACCATATTTGATATAGAAACTGATGGTTTACTTGAACAACTCACTAGACTTCATTGTCTTGTAGCTCATACTTATGAAGACAACCAATTACTAGGAGAAACTGTTATTACAAATCCTTGGGAATTGACTAATTTTCTAAGTGGACAAGCTATGCTTGTAGGTCATAACATCAAAAGATATGACTTTCCTGCTATTGAAAAGCTTACAGGTTACAAGCATACAGGATCTGTAATAGATACTTTGGCTTTGTCTTGGTATTTATATCCAAATGAAGCAGAACATGGCCTAGAAGTATGGGGTGAAAGAGTTGGAGTAGCCAAACCAGTGATTACAGACTGGGAAAACCTAGACACTGAAGATTACATCAATAGATGTAGAACAGATGTTGTGATTAATAGTATCATTCTTGGTAATTTCATTAGTTATTTAAAAGAAATATATCAGAGTGAGGACTATCATAGACTGATGGCATATCTAACTTGGAAATTAGATTGTGCTGCAGAACAAGAAGCAAATCCACTAACTATTGACAGGGCATATTGTAAAGAAACATTGGCTAGTCTTCATACTCTTGTAGATGAAAAGAAAGCTAATCTTGCCCAGGCAATGCCTAGAGTAGAGAAATGGTCTTCCAAAAAGAAACCTGCTAAAATGTTCAATATCAAAGGAGAACTAACTAAAGCAGGCATAGGCTGGTTAGAACTTCTAGCTGATAATGATTTAGAAGCAGACTTTGAAGGAGAAGTTTCTATACTTAAATCCACAGAAGAACCCAATCCAACCTCAACAACACAGTTAAAATCTTGGTTATTTAGCTTAGGCTGGAGACCTACAGTATTTAACTATGTGAAAGAAGGAGATAGTACTAGAGCAATACCTCAGATACAAGATAAGGATAAGAAGCTATGCCCTAACATTATAGTGCTAGCTGAAACACATCCTGTTCTTGAAAATCTAAAGGGATTGTTTATGCTACAGCATAGAATTGGTGTTCTTAATGGATTCTTAGAGTGCTCTAATGAGCAAGGTAAGATGCAAGCTCAGATAGCAGGATTTACTAATACTCTTAGATTTAAACACAAGAAGCCTGTTGCTAATCTACCTGGTGTAGATAAACCTTATGGTAAAGAAATCAGAGGAGCTATTATAGCACCTGATGATAACCATCTCTTTTGTGGTAGTGATATGAGTTCATTGGAAGACACTACTAAACAACACTACATGTATTTTTATGATCCTGATTATGTAACACAAATGAGAGTGCCAGGGTTTGACCCTCATCTTGATATTGCTGTACTATCAGGTATGCTTACACCTGAACAGGTCAATGAGCATAAGCTTTTTGAAGCCACACATGGAGAACAAGGTACATCTTATAAGAAGATTAGAAGCAAGGCTAAAGTGGTAAACTTTTCAGGAATTTATGGAGCAGGCCCACCAAAGATAGCCTTAACTACAGGTATGTCATTGGAAGATGCCACATTGCTACATAAGATTTACTGGGAAAGAAATAAGTCTGTAAAACAAGTAGTAAATGACTGTGTTTACAAAGAGGTTAGAAGTCAAATGTGGCTATACAACCCTGTCAGTGGATTTTGGTATTCATTAAGACAACCAAAAGACAGATTCAGTACTCTCAATCAAGGTACAGGAGTTTTCTGCTTTGATACTCACATTAGAAATGTGAGAAAACAAGGCATCAAGATAAGCTTACAGTATCATGATGAGATTGGATTTGGTTTCTTAAAAGAAGACCAAGAATCAATAAAAGAAAAACTAAACAAAGCTATAGAACTCACTAATCAAACATTATGTCTTAATGTGCCATTAGGAATCTCTATAGATATTGGCAAAAATTATGCAGAAGCTCATTAATTACACTGACTTCTTTCAATTCTTTTTACACATTCCTGTTGCAGTATTTGAAGAAATCAGTGATGAGCAAATATTAAAAGATTGCCTTGAAATGGAAGCTTATCCTATTGTTATTATAAAAGATAGTAATCATCCTTTATTCATTAGACTAGCAAAAGACTTCAGAGAGAAAGGAGTAACACAAGAACTTAAATCAATTATCCTTGCAATAGGATATAACACACCGTATTTATCATGAGAAAGTATTTTAGAGAGTTGGAGGAACTCTTTCAAAACCCAAAATCAATTCTAACCTATATTGACAAAATAGAGGCTTTAAGAGACAAAATTACAGATCCGGAACTAAGTACTGAATTTGTAAATAAAGTTAGAGAGAGAGTCCAGGATGAAGCCAAACAAGCTGTTATTAGAAATAATGGTGGCATGATAGCTATGGCTACAGGTTCAGGTAAATCTAGAGTAGCAGTTGAATTAGCAAAACATTACTTTAATCCAAGAAATGATTATCATACAGCTCTTTTAGTACCTACTGAAAAGCTTAGAGATGAGAATTGGAATGAAGAGTTTACTAAATGGGAAGCTAGAAACATTTGGACACATACTCAAAGACTTTGTTATGCTTCTGCATCTAAAGTCAAAGGTTATGATTTTCCATTAGCTATTCTTGATGAAGGTCATAACATTACAGAATTGTCTTCAGAGTTTTTCTTAAACAATGAGGTAGAAAGAATAGTATTGCTTACTGCAACTCCTCCTACTGATATAGTTAAAAGACAAATCTTATCTGACTTGGATATTAAACTTGTCTATGAACTTACTTTAGACCAAGCTGTAAGACTTGGCTTTGTGGCACCATATAAGATTACTGTTATTACAGTTCCTTTAGATGCTACAACCAAGAACATTCCAGGTGGTACTAAAGCTAAACCTTTTATGACTACAGAAGCAGCATGCTATGCTTATTGGAATAAGAGAGTTCAAGGAGCTATGTTTGATCAAACTCCACAGGGTAAAGCAAAACTTAAGTTTGCTATCTTAGGTAGAATGCAGTTTATCTACAAAATTCCTTCTAAGACTCAAGTAATCAAGTTCTTGCTTAACAAAGTTATCCCTGAAGATGATAGAACTATTATCTTTTGTGGTAACATAGAACAAGCTGAAGAAGTGTGTCCTACTTTTTACCACTCTAAGTCTAGTAATGCAGCTTATGATGCTTTCAAAGCAGAGCAAATCAATAGACTATCTTGTGTAAAAGCAGTGAATGAGGGCCATAACTTTCCTGGAGTTGATTCAGGTATTATTGGTCAGCTTAACTCTAAGGAGAAAGATTTGGTTCAAAGAATTGGTAGGTTAATCAGGTTTAGGCCTGGGCATGAAGCACACTTATACATTGTTGTATCTGAATCTACTCAAGATGAGAAATGGCTTGAAAAAGCTGTAGAAAACTTGAATCAGTCTAAGATCAATTATGTAAGATTTCCTAACTTTAAGACAAGACATGAGCATAGTAGCAGTCTATAAGTATCTTGGCAAAGGTAAAATCAAAAGAGTTGCCAAAGAAAATGTTAAAGAGATAACCAATCCTAGTGCTATATGCACTGTAGATAAAGTTATGGTCTTACAGAGTTTTAATCAGAAATTTACTTTGGAAGAAGTAAAAGAAATTACTGAATTTGTACAATCTTTAAAAAAGAAAGAAGATGAAAATAAATCCCCAAATAGCCACAGTATTACAGGAGTTTAATATTCCTGTAGCTGATGGCATAGCTTATCTCCTATCTATTTATTTTAATTGTAGACCTTCTTATACACCACCACTCTTAGTACAAAGAATGAATGTGACTAATATCTTGGGCATTGATGCCAACAGAGAAGTTATATGGCATGTTCCACTCTTTGAACAAGATAGTCAAGATAAATGGCAATGGGTATTAGAATGGAATGCTGAGTTTAAAAGAATAAATAAACTAAGAAAAGCTCCGGATAAGGATGTCATTACAAGAATGAAAGCATTCTTTGCTGACAATCCTGATGTTAGAAAAGAGGAAGTTATTGAAGGTACTAATCTGTATTTCAAAAGCTTAAATAGTGCTGAGTATCTAATCAGTTCACATTACTTTATCAGTAAGGGTGTGGGCAGAGACAGAACTTCAGCATTACTAGGTTGGATAGAGAAATACAGAGAAGCAATCTCTGATACTTCTTCTAACAATGCTGATGATATAACTTCAAGAATGCAATAATGAATTTTGAAATTGCATTCAAAGCTGGTCAAAAAGGTAGTAACAAAGGTCTTCCTATGGGGGAAGGCCTTAAAACTATCTCACAGGCAATTAATGGAATCCAAAGAGGAAGAATTTACACTGTTGGAGCTGCCCCAAAGGGAGGGAAGTCAACTTTAGTAGATGTAGGTTTTTGTATAGAACCTGCCCTTTATGTGTTAACCCATAATGCCAAAATGAAGGCTTCTATGGAAGCTATTGTTTCTAAACTACAAGCTACAACTGATCTTGAAGCTAGAACTACTCTTAATCAAGAGTATGAAAATTTCAATAGTCAGTTAATAGATTTGGAGTTTATCTACAACTCTTATGAGATTGATAGAGTTAGTAAAGAGTTTGATTTTGTTGCTCATTTTCTGAACACAGATTTTGCAATTTATCAGATATTTTTACCCTCTGGAAAGCTCTACAAAGGAAATAATTTCGTATATTTATCCTCTGCTTTTCTCAAGGGAGAATTAGAGTATGATACTGAAATTCCTGATGCTCCCAAAGAAATTATTAGAGTACCTGAAGACATTATTGAGAAAATCAAGACTGTTTACAAGACTAGAATAATACCTCTATTTGGTGAGTATAATGAGAAGGGAGAAAAAGTTTCTAAAGGGTTGATTAAGTTCTTGGAAATCAAGGACAATCCTACTGGAGTTAGAAACTATCTCTTAGAGTATGCTAAGGAGAATGGTGAGTTTCTCTACAAACAAACAGAAAAGAATGGTCAAGTATTTACAAGGATGATTGGGTATAAACCCCATAATCCTAAGAAATATGTCATCATTATTACTGACCATTTGAGAAAGCTACTTCCTGAGAGAGGTTTCAAAATGAAAGAAACTGTAGATAAATTCTCAGAGTATGCTGTAGAATTTAGGAACACTTGCAATTTCACTTTTGTGCACATTATCCACCTTAATAGGGCACTTAGTGACATTGGAAGAAGACAATTTGATGATGACAGACTGTTTCCACAGTCTGATGACATCAAAGAAACTGGGAATTTAAGTGAGGATAGCAATTACATCTTTACTATGTTTAACCCTAATGATGACAAGTTCAACTTGACTAAGCATTTTGGTAAGACAATAAGAAGAACTGACAAGTCACTTTTATACCCTTTTATGAGAACTATCCATCTTGTAGAATCTAGACATTGTGTTTGTCCTCAACACTTTAGAGTCAACATGTATGGTGATGTTAAGAAATTTGAACCTTTAACAATTTAAGTAAATGGCAAAAGTGCTATGTTTGGCCCAGAGTGGCTTTGGTAAATCCACAAGTATTGGTAATATCCCTGAATTGGGATTGAAAGGTTTAAACCCTGCAGAAACTTTTATTGTTTCAGTTACTTCTAAACCTCTTCCTTTCAAAGGAAGTGCAACCTCATTCCCTATGTGTCAACCTGGGGATCTAAAATCAGGTAGAAGAATTGTAACTGACAATGCAAAAGCTGTAGAAGAGATTCTAACTGCTTTGGCAGCTAGTCCATACAAAAATATTGTAGTTGATGATTTCAATTACATTATGCAGAATTGGTACATGGCTAATGCCTTAGCTAAGGGTTGGGATGCTCCTAAGCAGATTGGTTTCTTTATGGGGAGAATCTTTGATGCCATAGAGAAGATTGACCTAGCAGGTAAAAACATTATTATCTTGGCTCATGGTGAGCCAGTACCTTCTCCAGATGGTAGAATTTATCTTAAGATGAAAACTACAGGAAAAATGGTAGATGAGTATGTAACTCCTGAAGGCAAATTTGATGTTACCTTGCTTGGTATCAGTAGATTTGACTCTACTGAAAAGAAAGTAGTAAAAGAGTTCTTAACCAATGAGAATGAGCAATATTCTTCAGCAAAATCTCCAATAGGAATGTTTGATAAACAATTTATTCCTAATGACTTAGGTTATATTACGGATAAAATTGCTGAGTATTATGGCTAGTTTACCTTGGTTTATAGTCCTTCTAATAGGCATTGTTGTTGGTGGCTTATTAGGAATAGTGGCTATTGCTTTAATAAAAAGCAATAAAGCTACTGAAAATCTCTGCCCAAGATGTTCTAATGAAACTGAAGAAGAAAGACAGTTGAAACAGGATTGGGTAGAACAACAAAAAGGGTACAATAATTAATTTCTAAATTGATATAACTATGTCAAATGCAACTGAGCAACAAGCTCCATTAAGAATCACAGTAAGTGAAGTAAAAAGTCTTTTAGACCAAGGTAAAAGCAGAAAAGAAATTGCTGAATACTATGGCAAATCTCAAGCAGAAATGCAGAGAATGGTTTGGAGTAGTCCAAAATTGAAAAATCTTAAAGCTAAGAAACAATACACAGGTGTTGAGCTTATAGATGATGAAGAAGATGCTCCTGTAGCTGAAGTGAATGACCAAATCACTGATGCAGTAACTCAAGCACCTGAAGCTGTACAAGCTTTTGAGAACCAAGAAGAAATGGGAACTCAAGCTGAAGAGGAAGCTCCTGTAGCTACTGATGCAGTAGAAGAAACTTGGAGATAAGAATTGTTTAATCATTAAAAAAGACTGATATGTCACAATTACAAGGATACGGATTTGTATCAGATTCAGATGAATCATTGAAAACCAAGAGTGGTGCTAAATTTGGTGGTAACTTTGGTGTTGCTTTCTTAACTAAATTTGCTTACAATGCAAATGTAGCTAAAGAAGGACAACCTGCTAGAGAAGCTATTGAATTAGAAGTAACTGTAGGAGAGAGAAGCTACAAAGAGTGGATCAACCCTGTAGACAGAGTAGTTGACAAAAACAATGTAGAGATTGCTGATAAAGCTTCTGCTGAGTACATTGCTGGGTTCAATACTCTTATTGTTCAACAAAATGCTACAGTAACTCACTACTTGAAAGCAGTAGGAGTTACAGAAGATGCTCTTAGAGCTGCATTTGCAACAGCTCCAGTTAGCTTTGCAGATTATGCAACAAGAATTTGTGCATTATTACCTATTGGTTATGACAAAAAACCATTAGATTTGTTTCTTGAGTACCAATGGAACTTTGGTAAAAAGCAAGATGGATCTTTGCAAGACAAGACCTATCCAACTTTGCCAAAGAACATGAAGGGTGGTTACTTTATTGTACCTGCTCAACCTGGAGTATTTGTTGAGCAAAGAGCAGAAGATGGCAAATTAACTTATGTTAATTCTAATGGCCAAAAGCATCCTTTTGAAAGAGATGCTAACTTCATGTCTTCTAACAAAGGCACTCAACAAGTTATGGGTGGTCCTGCTGCAGCTTCTCCAATGGGAGCTATGGGTGCAGCTCCTGCTGGTGCTTGGTCTTAATCTAATCTAAACTAAATCCTCTTCTAAATGAGCTTATTTCAATATAATTCAGATAAACTTGATAGGAGAGGATTTATAAGTAAAGAGAGCATCTTGTCATTGGTCACACAAGAGGATATTTTTGAATTAGTGTTCAAGTATAAACCTGTTGAATTTGACTATGTTGTATCTCCTTTGAGAAATGATGATGTTGCAGGCTGTTGGTTTAGTTTACATGACAATGGAGTGCTATATTTTGTGGACTTTGGCAACAATAGAACCCACAGTGATTGCTTTAACATAGTACAAGACTACTTTAAATTTCCTAATTTCTATCTAACTTTAGAATTTATCTTTAACTCTCTAATCAGAGGCAAAGAAGAACTAAGGCCAATAGAAGCTAAGAAAGAGGTTCAAAAAGAAGCCAAAAAGAAAGTCAAACTCCTAATAGAAGCAAGACCATTTAATGCCCAAGATGGGCAATTTTGGTCACAATATGGTATATCCAAAAAGAATCTAATTGAAGACAAAGTTTTTCCTATCCATAGACTATATGCTTTGAATACTAAAACAGGGAGTCATGCTATTGAATGCAGAGATATTGCATACAGTTATACTGACTTTCCTGATTCAAGGAAGAAAATCTATTTTCCTTTAAGAGAAGGTAAGAAAAGGTTCATTACAAATTGCAGTCAAAATGATGTAGGTGGCATCAATTCTTTGACTCCTTGTGGAAGTGAATTGATTATTACTAAAGGCTATAAGGATTATAGAGTACTGAAGAATCATGGTAAAAATGTAGTCTGGTTTCAAAATGAGGGTATGATACCTAATGACAAAATTCTCAATCAGTTGGTTAAACATTTTGTTAATGTCATTGTATGGT